TTATGGGTTGAACCGGACGGAACTCGCTGATACTTTGTACAGTTTTAAAAGCTTAGTGGCTGTAAGTATCGGCATTTCGTCCGCATTGATTTCATATTCTATTAAAGTTTTTTCCGGAACATTAACATAGGCAGCAACTTCCTGAATTGTATATCCGCAATCAGTACGCACTTCACCAATTCTTTTGATCATTTATTCATCTCCTGTATTCTTATGATGTTAAAAAAGATATAATTGAACAAATTACCAAGAAAGGAGAAAATGATTTGGCATTCTCCCAAGGGAGATGTCTATTGGAGTTCCATCTCAAAAAAAACCATATGACTCAGCAAGATTTAGCCAACAAAACAGGTTACACAAGACATGCGATTTCTCATTATGTAAATAATAGATCTTTTATGTCTCCAGCAGTCATGAGAACCATCTCTAAATTTGTGCGTTGTCGTATGGAAGATTTGTATGAATGGGATTGGAGCGACCATTAGGCCTCCCCCTTGGAGTTGTATACTGATAGTATACAACATCATTAAAATATTGGAGCGCCATATCCCTTACAGGGTTCAGACTCAAATGAAGGGATATGGAAAATTATACTCCTTATAAGCTTAATCGCATGTCAGATTATGTCGACTGAATGAATGGTAATATATTACTCAATGTTATCCGCTCTCAAAATGTCGATAAAAAGAATCTTTAATAAACCATTATCCCTAGTCTGTATATGTACTCTCTGTGTTGCTGGTTCCAGCTCGGTAACTATACCTTCAATTAAATCGTTATTACGCCACACGACAAACCTTAGACGCTTAGAACTCTCTTTAGCTTCGCCTATTTTCTCTGCCAACTCTTCTAACTCAAAATCGTCACGTTTCGGACGACTTACTGTACTTTTCTTACCTGATGGTTTAGGAACTGCATTCATGTAAACGCCTCCTCTATGTAGTTTACAGAGCATACCAAACATACGTTCTTATGACAATGAAAATAAATACATTTGATAAATTAATATCTGTCGGCATATAATACGAATACACGTTCTTATTATACGATTTGGAGGAATCAAAATGTCTTTACCTAAAATGATTGTTGATGATGATATAGAGCTAATAAAGTCTTACATCGTTCTTCCGCTTATCCTGACGACTTTCGAAAGAGATATGCGTATTATAAAAGACTTTGACATATTGAAGACTCCTGACCCTTACCTAGAAGTTATTGAGCAAGCTATGGATGCAGTAACCAAAGACTTGACGGTAGTTAGAAAGAGTTTTAAAGATAGAGGGATAAAAGTTTACGATGAACACCAAATGACCAACGGTGTGCATGCAGAGTACATGTGTCGAGGGTATCATGGTAAGATGCATCTACAATGGGGATTAATTAAAGCAGAGGTATATGTACTAATGAGGAAATACTTAGGGCTTGATGTGAGTAAATATAAAGATAATGGTGATATGAGGAGTAATTTCGGTGAAAAATGACCGCTTAGATGCTTTTGTCTCTTTTGATTTGCTCAGGAAAAATTTCCTTACCTATATTAAAAAAATAATACCCCACCAAAAATGGTAGGGTACGGATCAATGTGAAATATTACTCTTCATTAGAATATTCATCAACGTTAAAGGTTAAGATTTTATCGAAGATTACGTATTCAGTTCTCTTACTGAAAGGCCCCTTATTCCATGTTTTATTGAATGCATACTTAGCAAATCCGACTCCTGCATCCTTGCTATCGTACCAATCAATGAAGGCATTGACTTCATACATGGAAAGATCATATTCTTTCTCAAGTCCATTCGTCATGGTTATTGTGAGGATGGCGCGATCTGATTTATCTGGAGTTGATGGTTCTTTAGTAGGTGTGTCGTAGTCAACCAGTTCTCCGTCAGTATCGATTGCATCAAGACGATAGTCGTATGTAATATAAGTGGAACTTGGCTCTTCAGTCCAAATTTCTACATTATGTACATTAAGATCTAACCCAGTTTTTTCATAGGCTAAGCCTATATATGTAACTGAACTATTGGGAGAAAAATATTCAGTTTTTCCATCAATGCTTATTCCAACTTTTTTGGAGTACGTTGTAGATAAGGTAGTAATTATTCTTAGCTTTGTACCTTTAAACTTAAACTTAAGTTCCCCAGATTTAGTATGTTGTGTTCCCATATAGGTATCTGCATGGGCGTGCTCAGAACTGTCTGTCTTCTTGTCCCATCCATTCCCATAGATCAGAAAATCAGATCTATCATCATACCGTGTCCAGCCATTTTCAGGATCCTTTATTTGTTCGCCTATCGTAGCAGCAAATGCGCTCGTTTGAAACACAAAAAATGATACCACAAATATTAAAGCCAAAAACAACTTCATTACTCCACTCTTCCAACTCTTCACAAACATTCATCTCCTTAATATGTATACTCAAAGCGTACACTAAATATAGGCGAACAAACAGTCTTTGATTCGACAAAAATTTACAATATACTTGAGAGTTGAATAGGTGAAATGTGGTTTATTTAAGCTAAGTAAAGGTTTCCTTACCTTAATTAAAAAATACCCCACCGACCAGTTAAGGTAGTGGGGTATTTATACCGATGTTTTCGGATTGCATAACGATGCTTCCGTATATGTTACGACTAGTATAATATATTTGGGTGAATTTGTAAATGATTACTAGCCGTTGCTAGTAAAAAAAATTTCCTTACCAATAAAAAGGGCCTACCATGGGCTGCAGGGTCCACATTATGAAGAAGTATTAATTTAGATAAAGAACGCTTTGGAGATTATAACTAGCAAAATGAATAGTACTAATATTGCACCTATTCCTCCACCACCAAATCCACGCACACCGTAACCTCCATCAAATCCTCTGTCAAATCCTCTGTCAATTCCTCCAACAACTTCACTCATAGTAATTCCTCCTTTTAATTAGAATACACCTTACTATATGGGTAAATATAAAATTGAGATTGGGTTTAATGGCAAGTAAAAGATTCCTTACCCAAACAAAAAAAATACCCTGCCAGCATTCACGTCAGCAAGGTATCAAGCAGTCAAATATAACATGTGTCCCGAATAATAATAAACATGTACCCTTAACGCACTAAGGCCCCGCCAGGATTATCCTGCGGGGCCTTACCATATACATCATAAAATAAGAGGTACCTTTATAGTAGGTGATGAACCTTAAAGGGAGATTATGTTGAGGTTAGAAACAAATAAAAGCCCCTAATTAAATTGGATTTATAATTAAGAATTCTTTCAGATTGGTAAGGGCAAGATATATTTTGGGACTACGCCATAAGTAGTAGCCTTCATAAAAAAGAGGGAGTGAGATTAGATGACTAAAAACAATGACCGTAATCTAAATGTTGGTTCTGATCGCGACACGACCAATAAGGATGGCGTTGACACTGGTAAAGTTGTAGGAACCATGGGTGGTGGTGCTGTGGGCGCCGTCGTGGGTTCCGCTTTGGGCCCTGTTGGAACCGTCGTAGGTGGCATCGTAGGCGCAACGTTGGGAAATAAAGTAGGTAAAGCTACTGAAGATAACGACAACGACACACACCGAACAGAATAAACAGGCACTAGCAAAGATATAGTTTTCTTACCATGTTATTTTTCTGCCAAGTAAAATTATCCTTACCCAAACAAAAAAATACCCCACCGACCAATTAAGGTTAGTGGGGTATTTTACCAATATTTTCGGATTGCACGCTCGGTGCTTCCGATTAAGCAATAAAAAAGAAAAATCGCCCCAGTCTTGGAAGGACGGGCGATTTATTCTATGTATTCTATAATAAAGCGTGAGATTCCTGCTATTCTCCCTCAGTGGTTACCAGTTTAACAGACAACAACCCTGACATATTCTCACCGTTTTTAGAGCTGATGCTAAAAATCCAGTGCGTACCCGTTCCCACAAGTGTGCTTTGATCTTCGTGATCTAGGCTTCCACCGCGGAAGCTAGAGCTTTTGCTCTGGTTGGTAGGAATTGCAACACATATAACCTCGTACAAAGCACATCCTAATTTTGAAGATGCAGACGCATTTCCAAAGGAAAGGATGAATACGTATGCGAGATTTTTCGTGGAAGTATTTTGCGATGACTGGAGATGTCGATGCTTATTTGTTATTCAAAGAAGCAGGCGGATCTCCAGATCAGGTGTTGTTTTCAACAGAACCAGTGGTAGAAGAGATGGTTGATTATGAAAAGAACGAATGAGTGGTTGCTCCGTGAATGGTTGGGGGAAGAGGCAGTGATGGTAAGTTGCAATAAACGCTTCATTTAACACTCTCGTTATTCGTGTTCTTGTTATGTCCTTATCCAGTGTTTTAGGAGAGTAATCACGGTATTGAAGAACTAAGAACTTTTCTTGAAGATCAATAGCAAAGAAAGTGTGCAAGGAATGAATATCCTCCGGAGGATACACTTCCTTCTCATTATTAACAGAATCTGTTAGAGGTAAGTATTCCTTACTTATATTAGATGAGTCTAAAGTCATGCCATTTATTAACAAGGTTCAAGATTTTCTGAATTTGTCCAATATTCGTCACCGTTATCGGTTGCAACCCTTACATTTTGACCATTAATATCAGTAATTTTAACTGTTTGTCCAACTCGATGCCAAAACTAGAAAAACTCATATTCCCAAGCGCTTGGGAATTTGATTATCCGTTTTGCTTAGCTTGTCCAGATGCTTCACGCAATGTATCCGCCAATCTACCAATCTCCTGTTTATCTGCTGCTGACTTAGCTGCCCCCCATGCTGGCTTGAGATACTTATCAATGATTGCATTTGCATCTTTCTTATCCACGATTGGTGCCTCCTCTTTGGAATAATAATCTTGCAAATACTTGGTAGGCTCCACTACGCCAGATACAGTTTCCGTCCATCCAAAACTAGGACTAAACTTCTTTCTGACCTCATAATGCAAATGTGCCCCTGTACTCTTACCCGTATTACCTTGATTACCTATAACCTGACCCTTGACCACTTGCTGTCCTACTTTAACTGCTATTGCAGACAAATGCGCATACACATGCAAATAGCCTTTGTCATCTTTAATAGCTACCACATTGCCCATATTGCCGAATCCTGAGCCTGTTACACCCATCTTAGCGTGTAACACTTCACCAGCTACAAATGCTTTAAGTGCACCGTTAGATGGTGAAATCACGAGGTCTACACCTCTATGGAATCTCTTAACATGATCAACGGGATGCATACGCATACCAAATGGACTTGTTAGCCTATAAATTTCAAATGGATTCATGATTGATCGCCGCCCTTCTGTTTTAAAACTGCTATAATCTCTTTTATCTTATTTGGCAATGGCAGCCCAAGCCGCCCGTAATTCTCAGTAACTGATATAAGTTCATTCGCAAGATAAAAGTAAATGGACCCTATCATGATCACATCGGTTCCCATCAAGACATCTAGCCTGTGTGCTAATATAACCACAAGAATCATGAGCCCTTTTTTAGCTATCCCCCAAAATCCAACTTTACTGCTAAGCCCGTTACCTTCCTTAATTGATGCTGCCAGACCTGTGACATAATCGATCAAGATCGCAAGAAGGAAAAACGATATCAATTCTGACCATCCACCTAATAGATAAGTCCCTGCCGATCCTAAGAATGCTATACCCCACTTTAATGTCAAATCCAATCTATCCACGCTTATCATCTCCCTATTCAATATAAATAGCCCCCATGGTTATGAGGGCAAAATAAAAACACCATCTAGGGTGCTGTTGATGTTGCGTATAATCGTCCGTAAGCGGTATATCAAGTAATTATAAGTTCACCGCTGTCCATGTTGTTTAAATACTTGTCTATGCCTTCTTTAAGGTCGGGACGCTTTGATATGACATATGAATAATCTTGTGCTTTATCAATGATCCTTTGTGCTAAATAGTTAGCCATTACATGCCACCCCCAAGTAACAGTTCGTCTAGTGCATCCTGCATTAGCTTCTGTTGGGCCCTCAAGTCCTCGTTCTCTTTTTTCAGCATGGCTTCAATGTGGGATAAAGGTACATCAACATACTCATAGAATAATTCTTTTGTTGTTGGATTGATATGCAACTCCGCATTTTTACCCGGCTTGTTTTCGGGATTTGGTAGTGTTTCGACCTCGACACTCATTATAATTGTATCGTCTGTATATGAAGCTAAAACCTTTGCTTTTGTATCGGATTTACGTTCGCTTGCTATTTGCATATTAACATCCCCTTTACCAAATTATTAACGCTCTGCCATCGGCACCTTTTTGACCGTTAGAACCGTTAGACCCGCCATTACCACCGCTACCCGCTTGACCTGACCCCATACATACACCACCTACCCCGTAACCGCCATTTGATCCACCAAATCCCCCGGTACCTCCGGGGCCTCCGTAAGTGTTTGTGACGATTGAGTCACCACCTATACCGCCAAGCCCTGACCCGCCTGATCCGCTTCTTCCTCCTGATCCCCCGAAGGCTAAAGTACTGCCCCCGAGACTCGAATTACCGCCCGCTTGACCATCGGGAGAGGCACTAGTACCGAATGCACCCCCCGCCCCAACTTGGAAGGACAGTACCTGTCCCGGGGTAACGTCTACAGATTTAATTAGGGCGCATCCTCCGCCTCCGCCTCCGCCACCATTTGCGCCGTAAGAAAAACCACCACCACCGCCCGCACCACTAAGCAGAAGAGTAATGCGGTTTATCCCGCTTGGAACAGTCCAGTTATACGTTCCGGGTACACCGTATTGTTGCTGACCGCGGGCGCCCCCCATCAAGGTACCAACTACCCCTAATACATTTACTCCGTTTGCTATGTTGGCACTGGCAAAGTTAGCATCCGTAATCGTCACGTTATCATCTACACCATCACGATAACCGTTAGACGCTCTCAATTTAAGTGTCGTACCTACTACCGAACTCGCAAGCGCCGCCGTATCTCCTGCACGATTTGGTACTGATTTAAGAGCATTAACAAAGGTTTCCCATGATGCATTGTCTTGAACAGATCCACCCAACCCCCTAATTGCAAGGGAAATCTCCGATTTCACAGCGGGAAGGAAAACCCCTTGTGTATCCTGCAATGCCTTGGCTACTTCTTCGATCCCCGCACCTGTCGGGAGTCGCTTATCGAATGTGTACGTCCAAGTTTCGGCACCCATAGAGATGGTTAATGTGTTCTTTTCTCTAAATTGGGGACTATCAACATACTTCCCGTAAGTAACAGCATCCCATTGCGCTTGAGACAAACCCACTACATTCGTCTGCCCACTCGTTGCAGTCTTTGACCCTACAGTGACACCATTTACTTTTTCTGTGATCGTGGACATAGCGCCGTCTGTTGTGATCGCATATGAGAGTAGATTGTTTTTAGTATCTTTCGTGCCAATTGAACCTTGCGGAACTGAGTTGTTCAAGACTATCCACTTCCCATAGAACCCTATGTAGGAAGGGTTCATGTAAATGAACAAAGGTTCCTCAAAGTTAAATGTCGGGTCATATATCGCCGATGGAAATGTATAGGTATTTTCCGCGCCATTAGCTACTACTACATGACTACTCCATGACGATCCGTTGGAAGTAGATACCTTATTAGCTGTTCCAAGCACATAATCAGGAAACAATATGAATATTTGATTTAATTTATTGGCTGTTATCACAGGTGTAACCATGTGCTTGGTAGTTTCGGTAGTTAACTTTTTCATAGCTGACCAAGTAACTCCACCATCATCTGAATAAGATACTCGGATATTGTAGTAACTGGTCACCACAGAATCCATCCCATACCATGTTACCCATATACGCCCGTTAGCTAGACCGTTCACCGATTTAGGTACAAATATGGCTGATGGTGCGTGTTGGGCATGTGTTGTCACGTTATAAACATATGATCTTGACCAATTTGTAAGGGTATCCGCTGGAAAGGCAAGCCCCGATGCTTTTAAAGCTGTAATAAAATAATTAGCGGGTGGGTTAATAGTCCACTCACATAAAATAATTGCTTCATTATCTTTAACCACAATACTCTGATTTTTAATATCTGTAGAGGCTGTATTGAATTTCGTAACCTGTTCAGCAACACCCCATGTTATTGCTCCCGTACTAGCATTAATAGTCCCTTTTGCATATCGGATATTGGAACTACTAGGGTATGTTGCGTTCTTACTAGACCATGCGGCGTGAAGTTCTGTTCCTGCTTCGTTGATAGCGAGTGATACGTTTCCTAATGCTGTTTGTGATTGGTCAACTGTAATTGTATCCAATTGACTACCACTTTCGGAAAATCTAATAAACATGGTGGATACATTTGATGCACAATAAGCTAAATAGATATGTGTACCGTTTGTAGATAGAGTAGCATCCCCCATTATAGTCGAACCAGCAGTAGCAAAATTAGCCCACGTAGAACCATTATTAATAGACTTGTAGAGTTTAGACGCATTATTTGCGGTATCTTTAACCACCGCTACTAATGTACCATTGTTCAACCTAACTAACTTCCTACCGCCATTACCACTTGTATCATAAGCACCTGTCGCAACTTTTGAATCTACTATATTAGGCATTTATACCACCATCCTTTCCTATGATCCTAAAATTCCGTTTATGGATGTAATTAATGGCGCGGTATCAACTCCTTCACCCTGTAAGATAAAAGCCGCTTTAGGCGCGCTGTATCGAAATGTGTACACTCCGTCTTTTTTGAGGTTAGATATCGCGCTTCCTTGTGCATTCCTTAAAGGGATCTCTCCTAGTGCGTTAGCTTGAATTGTAGCCGCGCCCGTTGAATCCGCATTTATAGTAGCTACGATACCCATGCCGTGCTTGTATGCGGTCAATGAAGGTAATGTTACTGAATAGGTGTTCCCTACATTTGTTGTATCGACCACCGCCGGATGATTCACATAATCCGCCTTATGCAACACAAGAGCATCGTTTACCGTTTTAATTGCCTTGGGTGTAGCTGCCTCTGTCTCTGACGTGCTATTCACAGCGCTATTCAGTTTTGTGATTCCTTTAACCGTTAGTGATGCATCGGGAATAACAATATCTTGAACCTCTTCACGTATTTCTCCTACTGCCTGATCGATCTTATCCCAGTTGTCGTTCATCATCGTTTTGATATTAAATGTATCGTTTCTTTCTGTTGTTGGGTCTTTCTTTAATAATCCTAAATTTGGTGTAACACTAGACAATAGGCTCACCTCCTGCGAAATTTGATAATGTTATTCCCTCTATCTCACCTAACGTCATGACGTTGTGAATTTCACCTATTAATAGGAAGCGAAATTTATATTCAAGCCTCATATGAGCAGGTTTGATATCCTCTAAGGCCTGTTTAAGATCATTAAGGTTCGGAGGTATACCTAAGGAATCAATGAACGTAATTACGATCGTATAATGAGATACATCAACCCCTACATCAACCGTTCCGCCATCATAGGCTTGAGCAACATTCTTGAGCATAGAACCTGACACCTTACCGCTACCACGCATCTTAGATATAATTACGGACCGTCTCTGAACTGCTGGCTTAGTGGGCTCAATAGGTATCTGGAGATCACTCTCATATCGATCTAGAAATATGGTTGCTGTCTCAGGATATGACTCATTCAATAGTGTCTCGATGTCTGAATATAGCCTATCAAACTCAATGCCTTCTGTTGCTGTCAGAGTGTCCATCTCTACGATCTCATCATAGTAATCAGGTAAGTGTTCCCTTAATCTCTCAACGGCTGTCATGACACGTTCACTACCCCTAGGACTGCAACAGAATCCAAAGGAATCTGAATATTTTGCGTTCCTCCATTTACAAGCAAATTCGAATAGTCGATAACTGGAGGTATCCCTAAGATGATGCTCTGAACCCTTGTGTACCTAACTAGCGGATCGTTAAACGCTAGGTCCTTTGAATATGCCTTCATCCCATTCTCAATTTGCTCTTTGATATCCTCAATACTTGCGCCAGTAGCAAGAACAACTGTAACTGATATGTTAATTGGCACCTCTGAAGCTCCTACAATTGTTGCAATCGCCCCAATAGGTGCCGCCCCTTCCCCCATGCCATCCTGAGTGGGGTCAATGTATGTTTGTACCGCATTGACTATAGCTGTTGCAGGAGTACGCATGTCACCGTCTAATAAAGCCACTTTAACGGTCCCGTTACCGTTCCAAAGAGGAAAAGCCCTAGCTCTGCCAACTCCCGGCACCTCCCTTGCCCACACCTCATACTGATATCTGTTTCCTGATGTGATAGGACGTGAAATTCTCTCTTGATAGTTATCGTAAAGCGCCTCGTCTGTTTCCTTGTCTTCCCCCGCCACAAGTAACTCTGTTATTTCTCCGCGGCCAAGATCATTAATGTAATCAATCGGTAAGACTGCCCCGAAATGACGATTACCTTCTGAACCTGCAATTTCACATTCTATTCGGTAGTTTCCTAATGAAAGTTTCTCAGTAGCTTTGTAATTCAATTCCCCTAAAGAAAATCGGCTCCCGATCGGTATATCTAACAAAGCATTACTACCGCTATAGAACACTCCTCTTAATTGAGCTTTACTTGCCTTCTTCCGCACAATGCCTGACCAAGCAATAGAGCGCTCAAGATACTCATCTGTGGCAGTATCAGGAAAGCGAAGATTAGCATTAATCTCTAATTCAATGTAGGCTTGTGCAAGCTCAGTAGCGGCAGGAGCTAAAGCGTCATAAATTATCGATCCCTCTCGTTTGTCTATGCCGCCTGGTACTCTGTCTAGCATGCGTTCTAGGATATTTTCATAGGTTTGATCCTCATACAATGTTGCCCACCTCCTTTGTTTCTTGATATCTTCCATACTCCGTTTCAACTGTAAATTGAATCAATGCATTATCAAGTTCATAAGCAAATTTAAAGCTTGTTACAGCTATAATCCGATCATCTTGTGTCAATGCTTCCTTAACCCATCGTTCGATCTCAGATTCAAACACAGAGCGCCCACGATTGGCAGATAGATCCACTTCACTACCAAAGTCATTACTATAAATAAGATGTTCGAAACGAGTTGTTGAAAGAATCTTGAACACGACTTGCTTGATCGCTTCCAATCCGTCAATCGTTTGACTGCTGATTCTTTTGTTCACTAGATCAAGCTTGTATGTTCTACTCGGTAAGGCAACCGGTTCTAATTCTTCATCCGACATTTCAATGTCACTTTGGGGTATCATCCACTCACCACCTTGTCCATCACTATGAATTGTTGACCGCCTTGTACACGTAGCAGAATCACCTTGTCACCACTCTCTAACCCTTTCCTAATCACTATCTTTTCCAGTAATGATTCCTTGGTATCGGGTAAACCAATGATTGCATGAACGTGTTTCAAATCGATTTCAAAGCGCCCTATCGATTCGGGAACAATTAAAAAAGCCTCTGTTAGAATTAGGCGCTGATCCACACTAATTTCTAAAGGGCTTATAGATAACACTGTTCCGAACATTACAGCTGTGGGACCACTGGCTTTAATGACATCTAATGCTGCTTGCTTGATAACATCGAGCATTATACCAACCTCAATTCCAATGACATCGTGTGATTAGTTCCGCTTTTTTTATGTGAGCATTCGTCCACCAGAAAGAATTTATTAATGCCTAAACGCTCGATGTAGATATTTACGTACATTCCAGCTCGTAACCGAAAGTCACCGATAGCTTCAATCTTTAATGATCTAGTCTCTCGATTCTTCATAGTCATCAGCCTAGTTAAGATGTCGTTGATCTGAGCGTCATTCAAGCCTTCATCCACACTCTGAGGTAGTTGCAGCAACCCCCAATTCTTTATGCGGCTGCTATCTTTAATCTTGTATATATCGCGCTTTCCCGTCTTCTTGTTATCGCGGTATAGGATAACTTGGTTATACGTATCATCATCTATAGACTTCGAATACGTATAATCCGTCATCAGGCTGCCTTCTCCAATTACAAACCCATATTTCATATTCGAAATGTTTTTAAGTGTAAGCTTTCCAAAATCGTCAAAAAACACGAAATTAGTCGTGGTAGCTATCAGGGATTTGTCCAGTGACTCACAAATCATATCAAATAAAGATTTGTTGTCGAATAGCAAGGCGGGTATCTTATAAGCTGTGTCATCTAGCTTCCCGACCTTCAATTCGAAGTCTTTCGCTATCTTCTGAACAATCTGTGTTGCACTCATGTTTGTAAATGCATATGTGTGACTTACATTTAAATAGCGCATTTGATCATAGGCTAAAATCTTAACATCTTCACCTTTTCCTGATTCGTTGCGGAAGATATATCCAAGAAAAACATTCAGATCATCATCCCTGTATCTTACGATATCCCCATTCTGATACTTGAATTTTTTGTCTTGATAAATCCCTTGATCAATGAGTGTAAACTCTAAGGACGATGCCTTCCCGATCCTGCTTGTACGGTAACCTATATCTTTCACGATATCCGATACGTCCCACACATTCCCGTCTTTGTTATCAATCAATAATTCCATGTGATCACCCCGGGAGTTTGATTATAGTCCCAACTTTTAACTTTTTAACTTGGGCATCCGTAATACCATTCAACTTCTGAATCTCTTTATACTTCGCACCATCACCAAGATTCTTTTTCGCAATAATAAACAGTGTGTCACCACTCTTAACTGTGACTGTCTTTGGCTTGGTTCGTTCATCGGCACGCTTCGGTTCTGTTTTGGTAGCTGTTTTCTTTGCACTAGTAGCTGTTGCCTTTTTAGCAAAAACAACCTTCTTAGCAGCGTAGAAAACAAACTCTTTCAAAGAGATGTCGTATTCCCAGTCTCCAACGGCACCGCCAACCTCTTTGTAATTAAAATCCTCAATAGATACTGGTATGTTTATTTTCAAGCTGTTACTGACATAAATAAAACGGATTGGACGCTTCTTATTCATCCAATCCTCAATCCGCTGGATAAAGCTCGCTGGACTATCAAACCCAGCTGACTGTATTGCATTTGACATATCAGCAGGGAACACACCACTAAAGCTGATCTCTTTCAAAGAAGGCGCCTTGATAACGTTTATTTCACCCAACCCAGCAACATCATGTGTCTCTCCATTCCCTGCGCCCTCAATTTCAATTTCTTCAGGTAAAACAGGGATTTGAAAGAACACTTCATGATTATTATAGCTAAGCTCAATGCTATACTCAGCCATTCGCAAACACCCCTTTAGCAGACGATGCAACAGAGTCTTGAAGGTGAGTAGTGATTTTAGATACGATAGAGTCTAGGTTGGTTTCATTGCTGATTGGACCTGTTTTAACTTGTACAGTAGGCGTAAGAGTAACAAAGTTTTGGATATTCTTCATCTCTGCAAGATCCCGCATGACCTTTAGATCCTCACTAGAGATATCCACTTTGCCTTTGATTTTGTCTACCGTACCTATATTCTTTTTCTTTTTGTCATCAGCACCGTTAGCCTTACGTGCAGCGTCTGCCGCCTTATTCCAAGCGGAAAAATCATCTTTTTTACCCGTGCCAGGTAACGATAAATCCAGACTGTTGGCAAATTTAGAGCCCGTCTTGTATCCTGAGTCAAATTGGTCTTTAAGGTTTTTTGTTTCCATACGACCAAAGTTAACAACATTTTTGGTACTTGTTGGCTTTTCCCACTGATCGATAGTGCTTTGCATTCTATCGGACATGGAATTTATGTTTTCAACGTCAAACATATCAGCTGTGCCCAATACATCCATACCTGTCATATCCAATATTTTTTTGCTTAGCCAATTGAACCCCTTTAATACACCGTTAATACCACTAAGGATCGTTTTCATAAATCCCCCAGCAAAGTCCTCCGCACTACGGAGCATGTTAATCATTTGCCCACCAAAGGTCACAGCTAAGTCATAGACAAGCTTTTGTATCGCGTAGATAGGGTCGATAAAGAGGTTGTTTAGGAACTCTGCAAAACTCGCAAATATATTCCATATTAACGCTACTTTGTTATATATAAAACCGTAAAACATCATGAACCAACCAACCATAAACCCGATGACCTCACCAAATGAAACTCCCATTTTTTGAAGAATGAGTATGAAACCAATTACTGCTAGACCGATTAAGAGGATGGGCCAGTTAATAGCCAACCAAGCCGTAGCCTGTGCCCATACCGCCGTTGTGGCGGCCCACAACGGCGGTATCATTGCCCATAGTTTAGGTATCACCAACAGAGCGATTGTTGTACCAATTCCAGCTAATATCGCGATAATCTCAGGCCAGTAAGTCTTTATAACATCACCTAACCACATTGCGCCATTTGCTAAGCCCACAACAAGTGATGTTGCCCCTGCTAATCCTGTGCTTAGTGCATTAAAAAATGGTTCGAATTTCTTTTCTCCGAACGCTTTGTTAATTGATGTTATCAGTGGCAAGAGTGCCTGAACTGCCGCGCCGCCTGCATCCGCAAATTTCGATCTAACCTTATTACCGAGAGTTTCTAATTGTTTGACCGGGCTCGCCATCATGGTATCAAAAGCAGCTTGTCCCATCTTTTGCTTTTCAAGGAGTTTATCGAAGGCTTTAATAAACCCGTCCATATCCCCAGCTTTACCGAGTTTGTCAATATCAAAAGCTCTAATATCCGTTTTAGACATATTAAATCGTTCTGCCAATGAAACAATATCGCCTGACATTGCTTCCTTCAATGCAAAGGTAGCTCCCTCTATGCCGTTACCGGCACTATCAAACGCATTCATGCGTTGTGCGAGATTGTTTAACTGTTTTAACTGATCGGTGTTTTGAGTTGTAGAGAAGAACGATAGTGTACCTTGCAATGATTTATTTACATCTTGTCCAGCGGCCAATGCGTCCCGTTTAAATTGATCGAACATTGCCGTACCTATTCGGGCATTGCCTGTTCGTGCAATAAACATATCTTTCATTTTCTGCTGTTCCATAGAACCACCCATCGTAGCTCCGATAAGTGACTTGGTTCCTTCTATTGTTAGGTAAGCAGCTGCCATTGCCTTAATGCTACTCAACAATCCTGAGCTCTGACTCTTTCCTTCTTTGAGAGATCGGTTAAATTTATTTTGGCTACTTGTAGCTTGATCGACGGATGATTTTATCGCCGCTTCCGCTGCCGCTATTTGCTTTTTAGCTGCAATTAAACTCTTATCAACATTAACGTTTTTGTCAGTTGCTTTTTGCATCTGTTGCATGGTAGTGATCACCATATTCATGCTCGATGTAATGCTCTTCAGCGGACCACTCATTGAATCAAATAGCTTAAGACTAGATGATACGGTTGCCATTGCACACCTCCTACCAAACAATAAAAAAACACCCATGTTTAGGGTGTTAAAACATTGACGTTACCAATACTTTGTGAAGTTTGTCATCTAGTTCAAACAAACTTCTTTTACCATCTTTAAATTGTATAGCCACTACGTGAGTCCCTTTATTCTTTGCGCTTAGCCCAGCAAGCAATCCGACAGGCCCAAGGATAAGTGATCCAACGAGCCCTCTACCAATAGCACTTGCGGCACTCTTGGTATGCTCCTCACTCATCTCTTCCCATGACTCCACGGTGTCTTTTGATATTGTTACATTACCTTTCCAACCGATAGCGATAATCAATTTTCCTTTCGACACAAGAAACTTACTTCTTTCATAATCTCCAGCGATAACCGCATTCTTCGCTCCCATAGCCAAACCCCCTGAGTAGGTCATATTTTCCAATAACCTTATCAAACTAAAGAGGTTTGGTCTATCATTTTTTACACCCCTTACCTTTTGGTTTCGGTTGATTCTTCTCACTTTTAATCTTTACAGATATCATGGCATAGATTGCAGCTTGTTCCTCTGCCCTCATACTCATTAAGTCGTGCGGTAAGATGTGTAATTCGTGGAGGGCATAGTAAGCTAGGTTAGCCTCACTATCGCCCCCCTCTATTAGTTTTTTACCTCTTCCACCAACTCATTCATATCCTGATCAAATCCGTTCATAGCTTGGACTTTCTCCATTAAAGCGCTGAATTCTCCTGGTAGTAACATTTTGCGAAGAAGCTTTTCCGCGCCCATTACGCCATATGTCTTTTGGATCTCAGCATTTTTCAAGTCGGGATAAACGACGCAAGCGACTACCAATTTTGAAAGATACTCATTCGTGTCTAGATCAGAAGTGTACATCCCGTTCTTGCCTTTCGTTTTCTTAGTTGCTGACTTTCTTAATTCTTGGTTGTCATCCTCAGTGATAGAACGTAACTTCCACTTCCCAACCTTACCGTCTTTATCCTTAAAGCGTGTAGATACTTCGACTTCTTCTGCTACCTCAACCGCTGCATTCTGTGCAAAAAACATACTTAAATCGCTCATTTATAATTCCTCCTATTATTTTATTAACCCAACGTCGGGGCTACAAATTGGTCTAAAATATCTACATCATCAAACGTAAAATCAGCATCTTCTTCAAGTATTTCGCTTTCTGTATCAACCTTAGCCATAATGACGCTATCTAAGTTAACACCTCTAAGTACCACAGTCTGCTTTCCGATTGTCGAACCTTCATCATCATTTATGATAGTGATATCAAAGTACGTATCTTTACCAGTCTTGATATATTCCAGCATCAATTGTCTGAAGCGAGATGTAACATAATAGATTGTCATGCTACCTGTGCCTGTCCAACCGGTAGCTTTATGTTGCGTTCCTCGTCTTCCTAGTGTCTTCCCTTCGGTTTTGTTCTTCTCAGCGGTAGCTTCTAGGGTTTTGACGTAGAACATCTCTTCCACTTGCCCACCGATTGTCGCATACGCCCGACCTTCTTGACCGGATATCGTGTCCCCTATATTTAGGAATGACATACTACTTCACCTTCAATCTAAAGTATATTTTCTCAATCGAATCCACTGGTTGAGCAAAGCTCTCAGCATATACCGCATCAGATTCAACACCTTGGATAAACGTAATATCGTTTTGTGCATCGAAATTTTGAATGGCGTTGATATTCTGTAATGTAGTGAAATAGTTAATTGCTTCACTTCTTAGTAAATTACGGCCATCAGCGTTATTATCTACTTTGCCGATATAGAATTTCTCAAATATCGTTTTAAGGTCATTGGCTATTCCATCCAATACCCGAATAACACGATTCTTCCTAAACTCTTTCCCCTTCTTAACTGTGAAGCTTTGGAGAGTGTTGATATCCTGTTCTACAATCGCCCTACCATTACTAGCCGTGAATAGGAATTCTCCAGCGTTCAAGGCTGCTATGATCTGACTGTTGGTGTAACGCGGTACAACATCTACGGCATCATCATAAGCACTATAGGTGAGTGCTTCATTAACGTTAGCAGCTGCCGTTGCCCCTGCCACCCATGCTACTGTTTGAGCATTAGTGAGAGTTGTTCCATCAGATAGGACCACGCCGTTTTTAACGCTTATTACACCCTCGTAATCAGCAATAGGATAGTTTGGCACAACTGCTTGTACTTTCTTGCCCTCGTCTTCTCTAAGGCGCTTAACAAAGGCTGTGTAGACTGATTTCAATTGCGCTTCGTCCGTAGTCAATCCAACGGTCTGAAATTCTTGTAACTCCAAGGCTGATAGGAATGCGGTATGATCAGCATTGGTCACCGTACCATTGGCACCACCCGCAAGTGGTAACCCCGCCGTGACAGCTAAAGAGCCTGTTCCGCTAAACACTACCCAATCATTAGTCATGAGTCCTGCAATACCTGAAACGATCTGTGTGTTAACTACAGCGCCCAATACAAGTGTAGTAACATCGAACTTTGCAGGATCATCTATATTGGTCTGGATAATGACTGAAATATCATTACCACGTACGCCGCCGTATTTAGCTGTCACAGTCAATGTTGTTAATGTTGCAGTAGCTTTAACACCTTCATTCAAACGGTATAAGAGCAGTGTCTTTGCTCGTTTAAGAGACTCTTTGACCAATAGTAGTGAAGCGCCTGTGATGTCGTATCCAAGCACATCGAACGTGTCAGCCCCTGCCTCTACAGTAATAAGCTGCTTAGATGGTCCCCATGGAAGTGTAAGAGCTAATGCTGTAATACCGCGCTCTCCTAAAGCACCTAATGGTTTTGGCACTGAGCTAGTTTCGATATATACTCCTGGTCTTACTTTGTTTTGAGTTACGAATGTTCCTCCGGCCACGTTATTTCACTTCCTTTCCTAAGAATGTTTTGGTGATACTTTCAACCTCTTCAATCGTGTATGTCTTACCATCCTCCAACAGCCCATTCAAGATGTCTCGTTGTCCTGTGAATCTCTTGGAATCAGTAATCTGTGATTTGGTATACCCTTGAGTAACTACCGGCTCATCTACCGGTTTATCTTCAGCTTTAGCCATTTTTAATAAATCCCTCCTCAGTGAGAGTTTGCATCTTCGGATAATTTTGTTTTGGACGCATGATATGGAAGTCATATGAAACAAAGAAATGAAGCACGCCATCAATGATTTCATGAGTCATCTTAGATCCATGGTGCGGACCTGATATCCATTCCAGCGTGTCATATAACTTCTCAGCTACATCATGCATCTCAACATTTGCGTCTTCCGTTGATAGTGGAAAGTAATGCACATCAAATGTGTGATAGCGTTTATAGCGCCTACCAAACTCTTTATCCTGCGCAACGGGAAAAAGCTTAACAAAAAAGCAAGGCTCTTTTAGGCCCTGCTTGATCTCTTCACCATATATATCTGCGTTCGGAAAGGTTTGGCTCAGCTTCAATATCACACCATCAAGTACGTTATTTATTGTTACCACGGCTTCACCCCTTACGGCCGTTCATTAACTGATTGAGCAGCTCCATTTGCTTCTTTTCTATATATCTCGGCAACTCACGTTCCATCTCTTGCATGGATATCGTCATCATGAAGCGACCTTCAACCCATCCAGTTAAGTCCTTGCCAGTACGATGTCCGTGTTCCACGTAAGAAGCATATTCAGTGTTATTGAATATTTCGACTACATAGGCGCCGCCTTGCTTCTCAACTTTGCCTACTTGCCAATTACGCCTCAACTCACCTGTATCACCTACAGGCGTACGCTTTTTAATCTTCCGATCTGCACGATAGGCCATTTCCAAAAGGAACTCTCTGATCCAACGATCAATAACTCGTTCATCCAGCGCTTTTTTAAATCTCTTTGCCATCTGATCCATCTGTCCGAAGTCAAAACTACCCCATTTAGCCATCAGGCTTTATCCTTACGTTGTAAATTGATCTCTTGATGTGTTGAGTAGGGATAGGGTTCTCCTGCTGTGTACAGTCGTACTAGAGTCCCGCGAGTCACATTTACAGTGTCGCCCTGTTTGATCTCAATATCAGGTGATACGAAAAGCTTGGTCTCGTATGAAATGTTATTAACTGACTCTGTCTGTCCGTTAGCTCCTAATGACTTCTGAGAGATTCGGCAAGGCTTGTCAGTATGAATCGCTTGAAGCTCTTGCTTCGTGCTTCCGTTTGGCTGTTTAACTGGACCATATCGGCTTATTGTGCATTTGTCCTCATACAGCTTTTCAATTGCCTTACGGTGCCTTCTCACATTCATTACCACACCACCTTACGATGGCGAACCAAATCAGCATGATGACCTATCATTGCGCTCTCAACAGCAGAACCAATGGTTCCTCCTGAACTTTTACTTGGAGTAACAGAAGTATCTCCTAACTTCACTGTTTCCCCGCCGCCTAAGAAGTCGTCCAACTCTTCAATGTGACCTTGTTGTGCAGAAAAAGCACCCATTGTTATGGATGCCCATGTGTACAGTAGCGGTTCAGGTATCTGACTGATAGAGGAACGGTTGATATAATTCATGATATGGAATCCTGCCTCATCAATGTAGGAAAGCATGAGAAAATCATACTTAACTGGTAGATTCCAACGCCGCTTAATGATAGCTTCGACCTTCTCCGTTAGTTCAGTCATTGTTGTAGCCCCCTATAAAAGAAAGAAGCAGGGGTTATTCGCCCGCTGCCACCTTTTGCGCTTCTATAATAATTGCAAGAATATCTTCAGTCTTTGTCGCCTTACCTAATTCAATTTCTTTGGACTTCGCGTATTCCTTCAGCTCGTCCAGTTTCATTTCCTCAAACGGTTTATCCTCAGAGATAACATTGACGTGTTGCTGAATACCAGCAATGTGTTGCACTTCGATCTCAAATGTTTGACCTGCTACATATGTCTCACCGTTATACCTCACTGGGATTTCAATAACTTCTACCTTTTTCATCTCTATTTACCCTCCTTATGCCATTGGTTGAGCTTGGAATACGTTGTTAGCTTCAGGGAAAGACGGGATTGCTGTTGTAGCAGCTTTCGCCCAAGTGGACACTGGATCTAGACCTTCTTCGTACACCATACCGATTACATTCCCTACATTGGTTACCTCTTCGTTACCTTGACGCAACAAGCGGCTTTCTTCAGGTGTTGGTCCGTACAAAGTCTCGCCTAAAGTGCTATCGCCAAACATGACAAATTTATTCTCAGGAAAGTAACGCTTTGTCGTATACGTACCATTTCCACTTTGAACACGGTATTTAGCATCGTATGTTGCAATGGTTGGTAATTGGTGTGAAGTAAGGAAACTGTTTAGATCACCTAACGTTGCGACACGTCCACTATCTTTACCAAATAGGTAGCCGATAATCTTCGAGTTGCGCAAAATTTGACTAGCGAGTTTATTGGAAGTGATAGCGCGTGTTGCTTTTTCATCCAAGGTTGATGCCCAACGCTCTAGATCGCCAATGATATCCTCAGTTCCTGTCCCCCAAATATTCGTACCTGCTAGGACCTCTTTATTACCCGTTGGCACTTGGTAATCCACCGTTAACATCCCACCACCATCAATTGCAAGCGATAATTTACCATCGGCTAAGGCTTGCATACGCATAACCTCAACCTCTGCTCGGACATCTCCTACTGCTCTGTCGATCAAATTAAACACTCTACCCACCAATGCTTGTTGTTCTTGTGGAGTGCGAGGGAATTGTAGTGCTATCAAATCTTTCTCTTTAATTTGATATTTCTTTTTAATGTAGGCTGCTTCCAACGCTTGATCATTAAATTCCAAGGAACCAATCTCAGCTTGTGTATCAAATGCGTGAATCTTTGCTGCTACTGGTAAATTACTAGCCCCTACTAGGTATTCAAATTCTAACGTATCGTGCTTAACTTCGGGAAATAGTGTTTCTCCTAGATATGGGGTAATTACTCGCTCTTTTAGGTAACTCAACACTGTTTTTTGATTAAATAGTTCAAAAATATCTGCCATTGTGGTTTTCCACCCTTCATTTTGTTTGTTTATTTAAATGTAATCTTTTTTAATGCTGTTTTAGCGAGTGCAGACGGTACAACAGGTAATCGTGCCTCAAGGATATAACCTTCTTCGATCAATGCACCTGGTTGCGGCCCATAAGTCACATCCACATCGTTGTACAAAATACCCTTAGCTGAAGCATCGTTAGTTGGTAACACTGTACCCGCCTTAACGATTTTCTTTCCGTCCACAACAGCCACTCCAGTGTCGCTCACAATAGTAGTGAATGACTCCACACTCGATGATGCTAAAAAGTTAACGTTGCTATAATTTTTAATTCCTCTTACGTATGCCATTTAGATTCACTCCTTAGAATTTTTAACCCCACGGATTCAGGGCTTTTGATGCAGGTGTACCTTTTGAGTTAGCTTCTTTAGCGAAGTTACTACCGATGTCGTTTGGATCACTATCTTTGGGCCCGTTACCTTCTGGCGGCTTGGCTCCTTTAAAGAGAGGCGGCTTATCTTCCTTTTTCTCAGCAAACAAAAAAGCCTTCGATTCACGAAGACTCTTGATCTGATCATCCAGTCCTGATTTAACGTTACCGGATTCATCTAATTCAATTTTTGCTTTGTCTAGTAATCCAGCAACTAGATCAGGATCGTGTGTATCAGTGGCAAGAGCCAACTTTAGTGCCGTGTTGATTCTTAGAGCTTTTACCTCCGCATCGTACTTATCTGATGCTGTCTTGTTGTCTGTCTGCAGCTGTGTAATCTGTTCCTGGAGCGCTTTGTTATCACCTGTTGACTTCTTCAGGTCCGTGAGTTGGTTATCTCGATCCTTCAGATCTGATTCAGCTTGTTTCTTAGCATCATTCACTTCATCAAAGCGTATTTTCGGGATCATCGTTCCAAAACCTTCTACAATCTTATTTGCCTGTTCCTCTGTTAGCCCCAATGCCATTAACTGCTCTTTGTTCATATCAATCACCCTTTCAAATCACGTTGTTTTACATGGGTTACGAACCATGGAATTTGTCTTGTTCTTTTACGTCTACAATACCAAAAAGACGAAATAGACATAATAAAAAGCACCCCTACCAGTGACGGTTGAAAGTGCTTCGTTACATACTATATATTTCGATATCTTGCCAAATATCTTTTAAGGCCTTACCTTCGATTTGGAAATCTAGCATTTCCTCAAGTGTATCAAAAAAATCACCATCACCATCCGGACACAATGCTATGACTCGTTTATGATTCGACCAACCTATATAGTACCTTTCACCAAAAATAAAGCATTCAATATCTAGTCCAATTTCAATGGAATCTTTTAATTCCTTTAAATTTTCGAACTTGCCATAATCCACGGTTATCTATCCTTTCCGATAATGTTTTTATTCGCAATTTTTTCGGCCAGAGTGAGTTCTCTACCATCTATCTCTCTACTAATTCCGTCAGGAGCATCAATTTTATCCCCCCAGGTATGAGCATGAGGCACAATTGGATGCATTTTTGCATTTCTATGATTCGTCAAATCAATATCAAGCCTCGTCTTGCCTGTGTTACCGTAGTAACGTCTTGACTCTAATTTACCATCTTTATAATTATCAAACACACTATTAGGCACGCCTATTTTTTCTACCTTATGCACACTGCCCGTTAAGAGATTCCCTTGTGCTTTTAGTTGCCAATTAACATCTCGATACAAGCTTTTCGTAGTCAACCATTCTTCAGGCTTATTATACTTCATGTCCTGAAATGCAGCAAAGGATTTAGGTCCTTTATTACCTAAAACTTCCTTGTACTGGTTGAACTGATTTTTATCTGCTGATTCTCTTAAGACTTTCTTACTCATGATGTCTAATTCTTCTTGGCCGTATTTATCTACTACATGCTTTTGATACCAATCCTCATAATTCATATCACCAGGAACAAAGTAGGTGTTGCCATCAGGATCCATTGCTATACGTTCGCCAATATCCTCATCGTCATCGAAGTGTGCAACAGTTGTTGTACGACACCTCGCATGGAATGGTGGGTAGTTAACATTCACTTCCATTTCGGATAGCTTAAACACCTTTCCATCCATTTCCCTGCATACTGAGCTTGTGCGAGTATCCAGTGTTGCCAATACCTCATATTGCTGTACAACACCACTTTCCTTGTATCCAGTTGCCGTTGCTTGACCAGCGAAAAAAGCACTCTCTGTTTGGACTAGCCGTTCAGCGTTAGAGCGCGACACACTCATTCGTTCAATTACACTTTTAACGGTACGATCAATACTATCTCCCCGTATAAAAGATTGTGATAGATTTCTTTGAAGCTCTTGTCTCACCTTAGAACGATCATCCCATATCCGCTGTGACCAGTTACGACCATCCAACTTCGACCCTAAGACCTTCTTTAATCCCTCATCATCCACATGAGCGAAAGATCCTCCAATACTAAAACCTTTTTGAATCTCGTAAATATTGCGGTAATAGGTATCAGTATAGATATCGCCTAAAAGCTTCTCTGTGCTTTCCTGTCGACTTCCTGCAAGCATCTCTGAGTGTTGCCCGATCTGAGTTTGTAACGCTTCTAATCGAGTTACACGAGTCTTGTAATACACATTGTTTAACTCCTGTGTCCATCGACCATCCGCGTTATCTTTTGCCTTCTCGGTAAACTCCTCAAGAGTCATCTTGAACTCTTTCAATTCACCTGCTGTTAGTTGCTTACGAGCTTCAGCCATAGTAACTTCATTATTAGTCGCATACCGTTGATAGAAGACCTCGATATCTCTTTGCATACTCTTCATAGCTCTGTCATATTCTTTACGCTGTGCAACCTCAAAGGCATCTGCCTTGATGAATTGACGCCGGGCTATCTGCTCACTACGTTTCTTCCAGTAGTCTGGCTTCATGAGCTAATCCCATTCCCCGATTTCATTGAAGCTTCTATCCCTTGCTTGATTTTATTTACTATTACATCAACTTCACTTGTTCGAGGGCGTTTAGTGCGCGCGTCTGCTTCTTCCTGAGAGCAAAACCCACCAGTTTCAAATCCTACAACAGGATTGAATATTTCATATGCACTTCCACCCAATGAATCTATTAGTCGTGCGATGCCTTCAACCTGTTCCGCAGGGTTACCAGCAGATGCCACATTATCACACAACGTGCATATAAGTTCATTTACCTTAGTTGCTGTTTGCTTGGTTATCATCATCATTACCACCTCCTTGGTCTTTAGTTACTAAACTAGGGTAATCATCCATGACCGACTCTTGTTCTTTCTTGATGCGATCCAATTCAGCCTGTGTATCTGTCGTCCATGGATGATTGGCAACAATGGTCTCATCTGAAATGATCCCTACACTATCTTTAGCATTGGTGATCGATTCTGTTTCATTGATCAAAATATCCCGATTAAATAGGATGTCTACGTTAATATCTGAGTAATCAACCTTAGCGGTATTGAATAGGTGTTGGTCAATGAACCATATGAGCTGTTCTAAGGCTGCTTGAAACTCATTCTCTAAATCATTTGCATCCAGGTCCAAGTCGCCATAAGAGAACCGAATGGCCGTACCTGATTTATCCTGAGCGAAGTTCTCTGATTGTGTATCCAATCCACGCCCAAACTCATAGATGTTCTTACGTAACATACCTACATGAGTCTTAAAGGCTTCAGTGTCGATAGTAAGGCTTAGTGTATCTACATCACCATCACCACTTACCTTTATAGCTCTATATAATGAAAGGTTCTTTCTGAACTCCCCTAGATTGGCACCATCGTAGTTCTTCAATACATAGGTGCTATTGGGTAGGTCCTCAAGGTTATTGGCATTGTCTGACATAGTTTTATCGTAGTTATCCACCAATGTCTTCAACACTTTAACCAGAGGCATTTCCTCAGCGTTGTACTTAAACGGTATGAAGGGTATCTGTTCCCAATTCAAAGGCTCTTCAACATCATCCTCACCAACAACAGCAAAGTGACTTGTATCAGCCCCTGCATCTTCATCTGGTATGAGTTGGCCTGTGACATGAGAATCAATCTTGTATCTCTTAACACCTTCTAGGTTCCAAAACTCAACCTTGGTGACTGTTACCTTATTCTTAGCCTCATACACTTCAACATCATAGAAACGAATGATAGCATCCAATTCGGTATGAGCTGCATCTTTCCACAACGGCACGATTTCCTCAGAAGGTATTAGCTTAAAAGATAGCTCGCCTTTGTCGTTGTAATACACTTGAATCCAGCCAATGCCTTTATTGATGGCATTCTTACCTACATTACGAAGTAGTCGTTTGAATGACTTACCTAGATAGCCCTCTAATGCTTCCTTATAAGGTTCGTTGCCATCAGTTTGGATGCTGAATGGTTTAGATAGTAGATAACCTACCTTCTGATCTACAAGCTTACGTATGAAGCCATGCACCAGTTTGTTGTTAGCCAAGTTCTCAACATCTATAACGCGACCACCTTCACCTATCCCTGTTCTACGGTTCTTCAAAATGTCTGTCTTCATCTCATAGTACTCTTGACCCGTAATCATGAGCTTGCGTCGTTCTGAACCTTTGAAGTCACTCAATTCTTGTGTGATGATCTCCCGTAATGTCATAGGTGCATTATCATCTAGGTTTCGGATAATATCCTGTGTTGTACTCAAGTCTTAACCTCCCTTCTAATCAAATGAGATTGCATCTGGCTTACGGATCTGTTCCATGGCATAACGTAAAGCATCTAACGTATGGTTAAAGTCATCAACTGGACGATTAAGAAACTTTCCTGCCTTATTCTGATCCCACACATAACCGGAAAGCTCAATAGCAATATTAGGACAATTGAATTTATGAACAATGATTTCAAACTGCTGTATGAATTGAATCCCAGCCTTAACGCTATCAGGACCTTTATCAGCTGCACGAATGCGTCCAATTCCATGACCGCGTATTTCGTCAATAGACTTGGGTTCAGATGAATCGGCTATAATACGCTCTTTGGCATATTCTTTGCGCTTGATCATAGCTGCAATATCATCATTCTTCATGCCGTGTTCATAATGTTCATCGAATATATAAAGCTTCTTCTCTTCTTTATTTACCAAAGCACATACAAGCGCACTCGGGTCATTGGTGTAACCAAAGTCTAAGCCGAATACAGCTTTATATCCTTTCATTTTCGCAATTGCACGATAATCAAAGTCTTCTTCTCGCCAGTCCTCATAGACAGCGCCTTCAGCTATACCCCAATCTCCATCGCCCTCAACCTTATGCCGCTTGGGTTTGTGCTTCTTCATCCATTCAAACAAAGCGCGGTCATCATCGCCAAGGAACTCATTACATCTATAATTAGTTGTAATAGCCATGACATTATCATTGGGAACGTCAAAAAAACGCTTCTTCAACCAGTGTTTCTCATTCCACGGGTTAAACGATAGCGTCAATTGTTTAAAGTATCCTTCTGGTAGCTCACCACGTATAGACATATCCACCTTATCAAAATCATCTTCATTCATGAGTTGGTAGGCTTCTTCAAACCACGCCCAACACAGATATCCATTCTCCACCGTAATAGATGTAATGGACATTGGATCATCTAATCCCCTAAACAGAATCATTTGTCCTGTTGGTTTGTATATAGCTTCTAGTGGACTCTTCTTGAAATGCCATAAATGAGACACCTTCAACCGGTTTGCAGCCCATTTAAGTTGCGTAAATGTTGAATCTTTATGAGCATTAAATGTCTTCCTCAGGACCAATGTATTAGATAAAGGCATTTTCATCATGTTATATACGATCCACAATGCCGTTGTGACACTCTTCTTTGATCCCCGACCACCTTTTACAACTCTGTACCGTCCCTCATAACGCCAAAAGTCGGCATACCCTTTGCCTACGGTATCTTGTAAACTTATCTCTTTACTACTCATGAAGATCATCCTTAAAGACTACTGATTCAGCAGCACTTACTTTATCTAGTGCCTTGACCTCTGCTTTCAACTTACTGATTTTAAGCTGTTGCTCTTCGTCTGCATGACCTTGACGACACATATCTTCATACTGCTTAATCATGCTTTGAAGAGTACTCATAGCCCTACTCTGAGCTTGTAAAAATGATGCTTGTTTATCCCAAGCGTGTTGATATTCCCATTCCTCAGATCCACCAAACGCATTGTCTGCAGACTTAGTTAAGACTTTGGTTACGTCCTCTTTATTTGCAACAAACATGATCTGTTGAGCTCTGAGTATAGCAGCGTATTGAATTGTTATCTGATCCCACATCATATCTAATAGAGAGCGTGTTTCTATCTCTTCCATGATCTCTAACGTGTCATCAGGCAGAAACTTGCGAAAGAACCCGTGAGTGACAGCATTTGAATTCTTCTCAGGAGCTCCACCATCATTCCCGATTGCATTCTTATTACCAGGAGGTGCGCCCCCTCTATTTGTGTGCACACCTTTTTCGAAGGGTGCACCCATATCACGGCTCCAACTATGTCGTTGTTTCCAACTCTTTACCGTGTTGAGAGTGACACCATATTTTTCGGCAATCTCTTTATATTTATGACCCGCCATGTAATCTTTCTCGGCTAAAACATGATTATCAGCCACTACATTATCACCACCCCCGACGTTGTGTTGTTTTGTAACGTTTGTACCTTATGAAGGCAAAAGAAAAAGCACCTTGTTAGGGCGCTTAGCTAGACTAAATCTTTTCGACTGGTTCCATTACAATAATAACCGGTTCAGGTCCCTCTGTTGGCGGAATGTGATTTTCATTAATAAACACGTTACCGTCTGTTGCATAGCTCCAAAACATTGCCCTGTCTTCAGTATTTTCGCGGATTTCCGCATAATGAGAATCCACTGGGAGATTAAGTACCTCATCAGGAATGACCTCTTCACTGGTCACTGCTGCTATTCTGCCAGTTTGATAAATCAGAGTAAATCTAACGAAACTCCATCTTTTGCTTTGAGCATGCGCTATTACTGCATTTGTAGTAAATCCTTTCATTATTTATCACCTCCCTTACATCATATTTCGACATCAGGAAGTATTCACCTGCAATAAGAATGTAGCCTATTGGCGACTCAATTTTAGAAACCGCCTTCTATTATTGGGCTTGGATACTTAAATTTATTATCTTGTTCAAGTTCAATCACTGATATATCTGTTATGTTTGCAGTTCTAATATGTCGGTCTCCAATTTCTATCCAATCTTCTATTTTCAACTTCTCAATTATTGAGGAATCTGTGGCAACAGATAATTCTCTACCTCCAATAAAATAGATTTTCAATTCGATTTTTATATTCATTCAAATCACCTCCTGATAAATATACTCTACACCAAGAGGTATTATTTGTATTTAAGAATGCCACTCTCGAAGGTATGGCTAGTATGAAACAAGTTATGAATAATACGAATGACAGGATTTGAAACTGTGAGTACAGTTTTAGGCTGTTGATATGTTGCTTCTTCCTCTAATGGCTTCATCGTGAAGCTCCTTCACGAATAATTAAACTCTCTAATTATAGGTGGCAGGTGTAATACAATTAATCCACTTATTCAAGCTATCAGAGTTAATCAATTAACTTCCTTGAAATTTCTCACTACCTTACAGGCGATTTTGCTATTAAAGTACTATTAATCGCTTTAAAGGTCGAAAAATGAATAACTTTTAATGCCAAAATTATTCAATTAAAGAATTAGTAGTGGTAATTAAGCCTATCGGTAATAATTCTTAAATTAGCATGTATTACTTGCGTACATATAATATATCAATCATGATAAATATTTAATATTCAATAATATAATGATGAATGTTATAATATTGGCAGTGCCTTAACGGCGGTCTGTTATCACACCAGAAAGAGGCCGTGAATGAGTTTAACTGCTGGTATTGTCTTAGGCATAAAGGTACTGATCGCTATCATTCCTTTAGTAATTCTATTAATGAAGAAAAAGAACAAAGTAACACAAGAAACAGAAACAGTAACAAACACCAAAACAACAACTACTACTACAACTAGAACAACAACTAGATCTTAGTAAAGTGATGATTAATTATTTAAGTAAGTAAGGTTAAAAGGATGCCGGTACATAATTGAAATAACCGATAGTCGTCTTTGGACCAGGGAACCTCTAACTCGTAATGGTCTTATTCCCCTGAGACCAGAGCCGAACCGAAAAGGTGTTTTTGTATTAACAGATCTTTAGAGAATTTTGCCGGGCATGACTTTCAGGTTACAAATATGCGCAATAAGAAAAAGATCAGGGCCTCCCCCTGATCTTTCCTTTTTAATTCATAAGTTTTTTTAACAACATGAATGTTATTAATATAAATTTAACTAATATAATGTTATTAATATAAATTTAACCAATATATAGAAAGCTTTTTTTATTATTTCTCTAAAATATAAATTATTTTCCAAAATTAGAAAATCCTAATCAGAAAAATATATTTTTCTTAATATTTTTCCTAAACCCTGCGCCGATGGCGTGCTTTTTTTTGCCGATGGCGAGTGTTTTCCAAATGACAGGATCAAATTGACGTATGCACCTCCATTCATAAAAATATGACTTACATAATTGTGGGCACTCAAGATCTTCCCCAAGATCTTTAGAAACCATTTAGTGAGATTTAACTGTTACTTAGGCACATCAATCTTAACAGACATTACATTAAATTCCTATAATTATTATTAAGTAATTTTTCATTTTATAAAACCTATCCCACAAGGAATAGGCTATTTGCTTTATTCTCCTTTATCTTCAATTCTGCTCTATCCAACATTGTCTGGGCCGCACCTCGACTGATATCCATTTCCTGCGCAACTTGTCCAATACTAAAGCACAATCCATACCGAAATGTGTAGGCCTGTTTCTCTCTTTCACTCAATGTGGACAGTGCATCATCTATTTGAAACCTTTCATGGTCACTTAATGTTGTTGGGCTCCCACAAGCTGACGGCTGAGCGTATGACTGCATATACAATGGATCTTTAGTGATAGTGCGTTGCCTTCCTGATCTACGGTGTATAGGTCTACGAGGGTCAGGTTCATGACCTCTATTTAGCCAGTCTATAGCGAACTGGACATCTGACAACATAGCTCTGATTAATGGTTCATCTTCTTCATTTGCATCTATTTTCGCTTTCATCAAGAGTGATCGTGTAATTCTGTAACTCTTTAATAGTTCCTTCAATGTATTCACCCCTTATATAAAGTCAAATATAGTTGTTTGCCCTTCCTTGTCCACGTCTTCAGCGTCTTGAATCAATCCATCTGTTAACCATTGTTTAGGAGCTTCATAACGTTTATCTTCCCATATTGGCTCACCTGATCGGCTGTACGCTGGATTCTTTGTCGCTGCTTTATCCGTCCATACCCAATACGTTTTAGCTGTTACAGTTTCACTCATGCTCTGGACCCCGCAGAATTGGCTTCTTGGTATCCGCGCACCTTTTTACCACAGATCGGACAGAACTTAGGTGGGATATCCTTATATATCACCGTTTTGGATAGCCGAGCACCCTTTATATCATCAAATATATAGGGTCTGATTATGATGTTAATATTCACATTTGTTTGAACCTCTGCATCCCTTCGGTTCTGGTGACTACTCTTGGAATGTTGACTGGCTAGTTCTTGTAGGCATTTACACATTAGTGCTCTCCTCCTTATCTAAGGGGTAAAGGGTATCAAGAGTGCCTTCCAATCCGTTTTCTATCTCAAGCATGTTGGCTTCACCGTGATACCAAGTCCACTTTAGAGCTTCTTTTATAGCTTCCTTCAGCTTCTGTTCTCTCTCTTCTGCCATAATAGCTCGTCCTCTCAATTCAGCTATCACATTAGACTGAGTCTGGTACTTTTGTTCTGCTGCTGTGTGCTTACATATCCAATGAGCTGATTTTTCTTTTTCGGCTGCAAGCTCGGCTTGTAGGTCTCTATTCTCCATTAGGGATTACCTCCCAGTTAATTTTGATAATGAAACAATTTTCCAATTTCTGCGTATTTATTTGAAAAGGGGTTGAATTAAATGCTCATATTTGCTGGAATTTTATTTATAGCGATTGGTATATTGAATATCTTGAATCCTAACTTCGCCTGGCAACTAAGAGAAGGTTGGAAAGTAGATGGTGATTCTGAACCAAGCGATACTTATTTAACTCTTACAAAGATTAGTGGAGTGTTAATCACAGTCGCAGGCATCTTCATTTTAATCATAGGAATATTAACATAACACTCTCTCATATCTCTTCTTCCTCTCTTATAAATTGGTTGGATTTATATCTACATATTGCATAGCATCTTCATGAATTTCTTTGTATATTAATACTGTTCGTTCTTCTTCAGACAATCCTTCAAAATCTTCGTCCTGAATTTCTACTTCGCCTTCTCTGCAAGCCCCTAGGTAACCAATACTCATTTTCCAGTTAACTATCATATCTTTGTTTACCTCCTGTTATTAGGGGATAATGGTTTATATCTTTATCCCCATAACCTTTTTATATGGCTTTTGCATCTTCTTACATTAATTAAGTTATCTCGGACATAATAACTATGTTAAAAATTATGAATTGAAGGAGCTAAAATAATGGGTATTTTAAACGGCAATCCAAAAGATGAACCATTGCATTATGGTGAAATTTTTAGTGTATGGAGTGGCTCTGTGGTTGCCAGAGGAGCTGTATCATGCTACCAAGCATTTTTAAACCACGCTGGTGACAAGGACCTTAAAAAAATACTCAATGATCTAATTGATCAAGCAAAACTAGAGATTAAAGAATTCGATAAAATACTTACTGAAAATGGATTTGCTCCTGCACCAATCATGCCTGAAAGACCACCAGTAAAACTTGAAGATATCCCTGCGGGCGCAAGATTTACTGATCCTGAAATTGCTGCTAAAATTTCGGCAGACGTTGCTATTGGGTTGGTTGCTTGTAGCCAAGCTATGGGTCAATCAATTAGAGTGGATGTTGGTGCTTTGTTTGCTAAGTACCATCTCACTATGGCTGCTTTCGGCGCTAAGATCCTTGAGTTGAATAAAGAAAAAGGTTGGCTTATTCCTCCTCCTCTTCAAGTGAAGCGACCTGATTCTAAAGAATAGTTATAATGGATAATTCCTGCTCATTGAGCAGGAATATTTTTTCCCCCCAGTAATGCGTAACATCGTCGTACTGTGCAATAGAATATTTTTTCTTATCAAAGAGATACTAATTAAAAATTGATTATTTCACAGGAGGCAACAATGCTGAAAAAGCTAATAATTTTCTTAACTTTTTGTTTTATAGCCGTTGGAATTTCTCCATATACTGCCGTAGCATCAAATGATCTCTTCAAAACACCTACATCAAAACAATCTGATCAGTGGAAAGTTGAAATCAAAAAAGTTGAGAAATATGACTCTAAGATGTCAAAACCTCGTAAAAATGAAAGTGAAATGTACAACATTATCATCACCAATATCGGAGTTGGATTAGAAAACGTCATGCTCAACTCCTATAGAGATGAACCAAATACCCAAACAAAGTATGGATTGAGCATTTCAGACGATCATCACAAAAATTTTAAACATGGTGAGATAGTCGACTTTTCTAATTTCCCTATTTCTGTTAATTCAAAGGAGCTTCAAATCGAAATTAGCTGGTACGGAAAACCTTCAAACAACGAATCCCATGATAGAAAATACAAGGAAACCTTTACTTTCACACCAGCAAAATAATATTAAAGAGAAATGACCGATTGGGCACTTCACTTTTAGGTGCCCTTTTTTAGTGCACAGTTTGTGTCTACTGCGTATTTTCTGATATAGCCTTAATGGTTATGAAGCATCAAAATGCATTTCAAATTCCTTACCACAACCGTTATCAAATTCATCGTCACACCGTAAGGTATACGTATTCCCACAATCATTTTTATCTTCTTCAAACCACTCATTTCCGCAATATGGACATTTCACCTCAGTTGATAGCATCGTAACTTCGGTGTCTGCATACGTCCTATAAATCTTCTTCATTGGTTCTTCCTGTAGCAATACCATCCATTCTCCGCTGTCTATAAGCATTTGGGCTTCTTCCTTGGTTATCGTTGTGTGGGACGCATCTGGATAGACAACGTGAATTTCACCTGTATAAAAGCTCTCATCGTCTTGGTGAAGTGAAATCATCAAACTTCCAATGTTGCTACTCTTAACAAATTCACATCCGTCAATATCATCGATCTGGAAACCGTGTATGCTATTGCTCATTAGGGTTATCTCCTTTACCAGATAGCTTTGTTGCCCGTAACTGGTGATAATTTCGGTCTTCTCTGAAATAATCTCGCTGATGTTCCAATTCCTTTATAAGTGCGTCCTTCTCGGTGTTCTCGGCTGTAAGGCGTTCTACTTCACTCTGTGCCTTCTCTAATGTATCTAGCACAATATCTATCTCTGCTTCTGGACACGTTAGTATAGGCATTCCTTTCTCTCCATACCGGACAAATAGAATCCTCTCTTCATCATTCCACAATAGTTCTGATCCGTTAGATAACACCACTGACCGTTCTTGTATCTCTGTCATGACTTATCACCTCTCCCCTCAGTGACTATAATTTCATCTTCAATATCGCCCCACTCGACTAACTTCCCATCTTGATAACCGTCTGCATATCCCTCATGACACGCTAAGGATAAAATGCAGAATGTTTCCTCATCACCAAACGCCATGATCTGTTCGTCCGTCACTCCTACAGCGTTTAACTTAGCTCTGGTTTCTGGCGTATTTTCAACTAAGATATAGGCACTGTCTCCACCCTCTTGTTCAACTACCTCTAAACTGTTCAGTACATCTAAAATTAATTTTGTCATCCGTTATCTCTCCCTTGCTTATATATTCAATACTGGGTGTAAGCTGTAGTTTATGGATTTAATGGCTGCTAGGACTGGATATATTTGATGTGGATTCACGGCATTTCCTAAACCCTTCAATCTACCAACTCGATCTTTTGCTCCAGTCGCTACTCGTGGCGGCTCCCAATCATGTTGCTCTTGTCCTAATCCGGCAGGCCATTGATGTTTGTCCAATCTTGTGGAAATCCCATCAAGGATTCTACCCAGTTCGGATTCAATTGACCACTCTTTTCCGACGCAACCATTGATAGGTTCACTTGTTTTCCCTTTTCCACTCTGCGTTGAATTGAAGGATTGGAGAGATTTCCTCTGTCCCTGTTGTCTGATGCTTGTGGAGTCGGCCACATTCTTACCGCACCCGGCAAACCGTTCCTCGGATCTTCTGCATTGAAGTTCCCGCGTTTCTCTGGATCGTTCGCCCTTGGTGTCGGCCACATTTTCACCGCTGCACTCAAGTCCGGTGTATTTCGTTCCCGTTCTGATGGACAATCCCCTCGAATGCTTGCCTTGGGTGTCGGCCACATCCTCATAACTTCCGGGTCTACCTGTTCTCTCAGGTTCGCCGGTTTTGTTCTCCCTTTCCTTGTCGTAGTCGCTTGTCTGATTAAAGCTTCTTCCGACCTCTGCCCCATATGATCCATCGTGTTCGGTGTAGCCCACAATGAAGACTCGATCCCTTCTATGTGGGGCGCCGATGGCACAAGACGGAATAACAAATGTTTGCGCTGTGTAACCGATACTTTCCAATTCAGTAAGCACATCGTCGAGCCCCAGTGTAATGTGCCCAGCAACATTTTCGCCAAGGAACCAATTGGGCCTGATTTCCCGCAAGAGTCGAGCAACTTCTGGCCAGAGGTGACGGTCGTCTTCTTTGCCATCTCTGTTCCCGGCAACACTGAAAGGCTGACAAGGATATCCTGCGGAAATAATTCCAATTGTTCTTGTGTCGATCCCATCATCTTCTAACCTCGCTTTCGTTAACGTACATACATCGTCATATATTGGAACATTAGGCCAGTGTTTCCGCAGCACCTTCTGAGGAAATGGTTCACGTTCGCAACATGCTACTGTTGTGATTCCTGCCCACTCAGCTGCTAAGTCAATTCCGCCAATTCCGCTAAATAGGCTTAAATGGTTCATGTCTGTCTCCCGTCCTTTCTAACTGTTACTCTCTATATGGGATAAAATGGATGTTAACTTATCCATACTCTATCTCCTTATAATTCAAATTCCCTTATACGGCTTGGGGTACTATGCAATATTATCTGTTGCATACGGCATATGTTGATTCCTCGCATGGATAGCTGCGGACTTAGCTTCTTCGATGTCTTCAAAGTAACCAAAACTCATTCGTTTTCCGTCTATTCGCAATTGCACATTCCATTTTTGCGACTGTTTGTGCCAATTCACTCCGCGTACTCCTGAACTACTATTGCTGGCAGCTCCCTTACGGTTCTGCATGTTTTGTGCGTTTGTTAAATTTCTTAGATTATCTGAGGTATTGTCCAATGTGTCATGGTTGATGTGGTCAACTATCATGTTCTTTGGATTTTCCATTATCCATCTGTGGATAGATGTTAACCTACGGCTTCCGTTCGAAATGGTGATATTCCCACACGCATAATATGATTTTGTTTTTCTGCTATAGGATGCATACCATGTATTTGGAAATTCGAGAAGTTTATTCAACTTGTCTGTACTGATTAAAGATTCTAACGTTCCGTTATTGTGACTAAGAAATATTGCCGTTATATCACCACGCACCTCATAATCATTTTTTATTCTTCTCTCCTCCTATGAATTCGTTCGTCTCGATGGCCTACGGCAAAGCCTTATTCTCCTTCGACTGTTGCAATCGCTGAAAACTCACCACTTCGATTGTTATGAACCAACTTTAGCTTGTGAACGTAATATCCCTTTTCCTCCAAGTACTGTTGTATCGCCTCGCCTAACTGCTCTTCATTTAACGCAATCCGTCTCATTTGTTCTTCTCTCCCTTATTGGTTTAATGTGCCATAATAAGAACGCCAGTTCTATTTTTGGTAGCAAAGGGTCGCGGATTAATTGCTTTCCTATCTAATCGCTGGCAAGTAATCCAGTAGCACGCCTTGGTTCTGATACGCACCTTTCCCTATCAATCTAGCGGACTCCTGACACCACTTGTATGGGATGCTCTTCCTGCCCCCTAACATTCGCTCGTCCCACATCCTAAGAAGGCTTAGGCGATCAATCAGGTATGTTTCCTCATATGATTCGAAGTGGATCAGGGCGAACGATTCACCTTTCCAACTTCTTATGAACTCAATTTGGTGTTCTTCGAAGTTAGAAAACGGGAAACTTGTTTCATTCTTCGTGCTTTTAGCTTCGAAACAAATTGACTTACCTTGCCAGTCACCCATGAAATCCACTGTGCTAGGGCCGCTCGGGAATGCACTGGTGATCCTTTTTCCTTGTCTCAACACTGTCCAAGGGGTGGATATTTTCTTGATATTCGCTATACCTTTTGCTTTATATTGATCGTTAGAGTAATTTATAAGCTCTTCAAATTTCATTCCTCGGTTAGCGTGCGTACTCATGCCATCCACCCCAACAATCCGTTTTGACGTTTTACTATAAATTTATTTCTTCTCGCCCGGTCGATCAGCAGGATCAACACTTCGTCAGGATCTCGCTCTAATTGTTTAGCAATGCTTTCGAATGCCAATCCCTCTAGCCACATTTCCTCAAAGGCCTTAACCTCTTCAGTACACCAAGTAAAATCCATTTCCTCACATGCCAGATGCAACTTATGCCTACGTTTGGCATTTGGTGGTTCTAGTACAACATGGCTTTTTCTAGTTCCCATGCTTTCCCCTCCCTTTCTAAAGCTCTGTATTGTGTCTCTGCTGACTCTATTACTCTAGTCGACCAATCCTTGATATCATCGTTTCGAGTGGCTAGGATGATCTCCTGTTTGATTTGTGTGGGTATTGGTGGGTTAGGCACGTTGTCCCTCCTTACTTGCTTGTAGTTCAGCAGCCATTCGCATCATTTCTTGATACTCTTCTTCAGTTGGCGGTGATCCGCCTGAGTTTTGAGCAATAGGAATGTTCACTTTGCCACTGGTGCCTGAATTGGGTCTACTGAATCCTTTGGGTGCTGATCGCTGTTGCTCCTCTATGATCCATTCATCTCTCCATCTTTCTTGATTAAGAAATACCTGAGCTGCACAAATGCTATAACCATGATGGTTTTGAAACGATATATACCTACTCACTCCGTCAAGCATTTCTTGAAGGTTGATCTTTTTGTTTTTCCAAAAGGTTGACCATTTTTGTGAAGTCATTTTTTTATTACTTCCCTTTGTCGGATAAGCATCCCAAAACTTTTGAAAAGAGAGGTCGCATTCGTCAGAATCGACAATAGGTTTTAAACCTTCTTCACCTTCTTCAAGATTATTAATATTCTTATTTATTGCCCTCGCTCTGCCCTCACTCTGCCCTTGCTCTGCCTTTGCTTTGCCTTTTTCACTGCCTTCTACACTGCCCTTGTAGTTTTCTGCATCCTGATAAAACCCATATTTATCAACGGTTAGAAGCAATCCTTTCTTTGCCTTTTGGACTGCCTCGTCCTTTGCCAAAAATTTACCTCGTTCCATCTTGTCTATCGCTGTTCTCACGATCTTAATAGTTATATCTTTATCACCAATATCATCTATTAATTGTTGATAAGAAGTAGCCAATTGACCCCGTTTTAGAGGTATCACCTCTCCGTTTCTAACCACCTCTACATCCTGCCATTGAGCTTGTAACAATATCTCCAACATGACCAATCGGTGTGCCGATTTTAAAGAAAGCCATAGAGAAGATTTTCTGATTTTACGGGCGATCATTACGTACCCGCCCGTAATTAATGGATCTGACATTCCACCACCTACTTATTCTGCTATATAAATCCACCACGAACGTCCCGGTCCAATTGTGTAATATTGTATTAATTCAGCTCGTTTTTTCATCTTCATTTCTCGACCTTCTTCTGTATCATCTAAGAATTGATGACATGTACCCGTCTCGGTTCTAGGTCCACATACAATTGCGATGTTCCATGGCTGCCCACCTGATCCGTACTGACTGGCATTGATAAGGTGCGCACGTTCGAACCTAACAGCCGGACGACTACACCCACAGAACTCACAGATCAAGTAGCCTTCAGGATTGCCCTCTGATGCTCTCCGTTTAACCTCATTGCTACACTTATCTGTAATGGCTGTATGACGGCCTCTCTTGGGCTTAGCGCGGCGGTGAGTTATCTTAGGCACTGGGTTAAATCCGTACATCCTAGCACCTCCTAGTACAAACTCAATTCTGAAAAGTGCTTTATGGTGTGGATCTTTTTCGTAATTCGACAATACTCACATTTCTCACATCTCACAGGCTCGACAAGCCCTGCCTTGACCGCTTTAACTCGCTCTATATTGTTCTTCACGATATTTAAACTTTGTTGGATAACGTCATAATCAAAGTAGATAATTTCATGATCAGGCGGGTTCTGTTTAGTCACTATAACCATGTGGGGTAAGAGCCAGTTCTCCCGACCTTTCACGAGCTTTTCAATCTCTGCATATACAGACATCTGAATTGTGTATCCGTAGTGATCTAGGAAGTTTTCATAAGCCTGAGCATCTTTGTTCCACCACTTGCCGTCCATTTCTTTTAGTGCTTTTAAATCTGCGAATAAACCAATATGGGGCTGATAGCTATCTAGCATCACCTTCCATGGAATACCGAACATTTCAGCAGTCATGATAACTTCTTTTTCTCCTGCCAAAGCCATCATGACTTTAGGATCGTTTTCCAAGACTTCTATCATCGTGTTGCAGTGTTGGAAGTTAGATTTAAGCTGTCCGGCGGTTGCACCTCTGCTGCTGTATAAATCAGGGTTATCAGCTTTGAATTCATCAAGTGTGCCTTCATTCCAAGCGTGTACATAGTGCCCTTCCATGAATGCCATGACAGATGATCGTTCATAAGTTCCGTTAAGCGTGGCGACTGCCTGAGCCTCACAGCCCCCATAAGAGGGCAGGAAGCTTTTAAACTGAGATACAGACATATAATGGCGGTTGGCTTCTTGGCTAAAGTAATTACTCTTGGTTAGTTTCATCTATCGCCACCTCGCTTACTTCTAAAATATTAAGAGGGCTTTGCTGTTGTGGTCTTGGATCTCTATTGAACTCAAACTCACTTCCTGCATCAAAAGCTAAGGTTTGTTCAGCATCAAACTCAATCTCGATATTCTTACAAAGGCGTCTCAGGACTGTCCTTTTGTACATTTCCCCTTGGCTTTTTTCCCAACTGTCACTGTTTGGATTTTTACCGTAGTGTTTACGTATTGATTCAATTTCGTCGGTAGATATCGTCTCATAGACCATTCCACCGTCTGCAAACAGGGCTACCGCAAAACTTCCAATAATTTTACTGTTGTTAAATGGCTGTGGGAGAAAATAAACTGTTGGTCTTCCATCGGTTACTTCTTCTCGGAATTCATCGCCTTCCCTGACGTTTTTTGCATATATGTCTAGAATTGGTCGGACGCTGTATTTCTTGGTTAGCTTTTTTTCACCCTTATAGTCGGTCTGGAATTTGATAGAGTTCCCTTCGATAATTACATGGCATTCATTATTCAAAAAATCTAATCCAAGAACAGCACCATTGAATAATAATTGCGCTACGTCCTCATCCTTATGCTTGTCAATGTCTTTAATTCCCCGTAAGTATTCTTTGCAGTTTTGCAAGAATCTGATCCTATTAAACCCAGAAGGAAGTGCCCCGTTTTTGGATTCTAGCAAATTGTCCAGGGCCTCTTGAATCTTCATAACGTTGTCATTAGTCACTGTTTATCCCTCCATAATTTCAATGTTCAAGTCTTGCCCATCTACTGTTTCTAAAACAAAGTACTGGTAATCATCTAATTTGGAAGACTCAATGATCTCTTGTTGTTTGCTCCCAAGGTTTTGCCATCCATCAATACAAATCACCTTTAGCTCTCCGGCTTGTTCCTTGGCTAAATTGAAAGCAAACTTCCATGACTCACCTTCTGATAAGCCATCAATCAACGTGTTGTTAATGCGGATACGCCCTTGCTCATCAACCGACAATCCTTCTACTGGCAGGGATGCAGTTTTAAGTAGCTCTTTCGGTAGATCCCTAGCCATTTGGATCTTGTTTGTTAACTCGGCTGATCTAGCTTCTTTAGGAGACAACTTCTCTTTAATGATTTCATTCATGCGTTCCCATTCTCGAAGATACTCTTTCATTTCAGCAGCCTGATGAGCGGCTTCTTTAAGCGGTTCAACATCGATTAATACAGATTCGTCGATTGTTTTCTGAGCATTGCCCGACTTCTCGTTCTCCGTGACAATCAGATTTGCTTCATGATCCGAAATCTTCTCAAGGTCCTTCTTTTCATGCTCTTCAATATTTGAGAGATTACCTTTCTTTTCGATAAGTTGTTCTTTATATTCCGCAATGAACAAGGTTGACTGTTCACCTTCCTGCTGAATCGATTCTTTTGATATGTTCTTTTTCGCCTGATATTGTAGTTTTAAGCGTTCTATAACTTGTTCTAATTCGGTATCCAATCTGATACCTTCATCACTAATTCTGCGAGATACATCATCTACTTTTAGTTGTTCATCCTGTATGTTTTCGCCCAATCGTTTAATAGATGAATTCAACGTTTCGCGTTGACGACTATATTCCAACACCTTAGATTCTTTAGCATTGGCAGACCGTTGCTTGATGTCATCAATACGGATATTTAATCCATCGATCAGCTTAATTGCTTCATCCAGCTTTTTGTTGGATTCCTCCGCATCGGATAGCTCTTTATATAATGCTTGCAGATTAACATCTTTCCACTCTGCTCCGTCATAGTTCTGTGGTAGATCGCGTTTAATACCTTCAATGTTGGCTCTCAATAGGTTGATTTCTCCGTTGATAGAAGTTCGTTCAGTGAAGTATCCTGTCTCGATCTCCTTCAAAATTTGCAGGATATGCAACTGGTAATCAGCTTCGGGCATTTCTCCAAACCAATTTTTTATATCCTCGACTGTCCATTCGATTGCAAGCATATTAAGGATAATTTCTGTCTGTTCTTTTGCGCTCTTTTGGACAAACTCAATAGGTCTGAATATATCGCCACTGATAAGTTTCTTAAGAAACGATTCCGTACTACTAACCGCTTTGGAATCGTGTTTCACTTTTAAATAATCGGCTTTCTCAGTACGGATTTTCCTTGTTGTTTGCAAACCATCATCCAATTCAACGAACAGTTCTGCTTCATCCTCACCATGCTGAATAACTTCTGTTCTACGGCTTTTGTTCGTAAACACCTTTTCTAATGCTTCGACAAGACCTGTCTTTCCCGTTCCTGTATCCCCTGAAACCTTGTTGAATTTCCCTGGACTAAACATCAATTCTTTGATAGCCAACCAATTTTTTATTTCAATCCGTTTAATATGCATCTTTACATCCTCCTAAAATTTGTGTTATGTTGTCCGTAAGATTTTTTCAAAGCTTTTAATTCAAAGTGATCTCGGTTGCAGCCGTGGTCACTTTTTCGTTTTTATACATCTTTCTAAACTGCTCATACCTAATTCTCTGTTCTTCATTATCAAATCCGAACATGGGAGGCTTGTTATGTGGAAAAACGATTCTTCCACCTGCTTGAGATAAAGCTCGTTGATCTTCGTGATTTTCACTGAAATTTATACGAATTGCCATTCTCAATTCATCAATCCTCCTAACTTCGTTTTCGTGCCCGCATGTCTTTACCACTCGAGTAAACCTCCACTGGGTAAGCATCGTTCAGTAAGTCCCTTAGTTTTAATGCGTTCTTGATTCCAGATGCTATATATATTGGCTTAGCCTGTGAAACTGTGTGTATTTCTAAGAGGTTTTGAGACTTATTCAATATTGCGGTTTCGCTTTTCCCGAAGCATACAGATAATACATTCATTCTCTTATCAGCCCTCATGCTTGTCCCTCTCTTCTAGACCACTTCCTGCTTGTCCGATCAGCTAAATATTTAAGTGCTGACATTTGCTCACCAGATGTTAGAGATAACCAAGTCCTTGCTTTGATAATCATGTTTATTCCTCCTTTTGATAGGTTTATTGTCCTCTTGTGTCGAATAATGAAAGTGTCCAACTTTTAATATTCTTGAGAGGAGGTTTTTAAATGTCTGACTTTATATCTCTATCATCAACCGCAAAAGCTCACCAACTAGCTATGTTGTACTTGGAAAATCGATATTCTGGTCAAAAGCCATCAGTTGATACATTGATGACTGAATACGAGAATGCGCTACCCGAGATACTAGCAAGAGTGCAAAACATTAAACTTTAGTAGCTGTAATTAATTCAGCAGTAGCAGAGATTACCTTCGCTAGAGATCCCAACTCTTCGGAGGTATTTTCTTTTTTAACACTCTCTTGAATCAGCTTGCAAAGCGAGTTGATAGTAATTCTGATTTCCTTTTCCATGCTTATTCTCCTTCCTTAACTGGATATAGTTCATTAAGCTTGTCACGAAGCTTTAAAATATCTTCTCCGCCTCGTATGATCACCTTGCTGCCGTTAGCTTCGATTTCACATTTATCTGACTTACCTAACCCTTGGTAAATGAAACCCAACCGTCTTTTATGGGGAATCCTGAAACATTCATGCAACCCACTCTCCATTCTGATAACGCATGTAATTTTCAGGATTGAGCTTATTGCGCTTTAGGTACTGAATAACATTTTTGATACGACGACCATTAACTTTTAAAACGAATGACCATTCATCAATAGCTAGTCCGTCTAGCAGCTCATGAAGGTTTTCATCTTCGAATTTGTATACTGCAACTTCTTCAAACCCAGAAGCTTGGAACCAACTATACGTGCCTCTGATAATTCCTTTAAATTGATATTTCATGGTTGTCATCCTTTCTAAGCCAAAGTCCCAATAGATAATTCCTTGACGATCGTTGTATAGATTTCCTTTAGCCTCGGTTCAGACTCGATGACATCCAAACGATTGGTTTCATTAAGCTTGGTTTTTGTGGCTCCTTGTTCTTCCAATCGATCTTTGAGGTTAACCAACCGTCTTTTTAGGTCGCACCGTCCACGATCTTCAAGGATTCGGTAACTCTCCGATCTGATATCTTTGTATGCTTGTCCGGAACTTCTAGCTGTACCATTTAGCAGACCATTGATCTTCGATCTCCAATTTTCGTCACGCTGCAGGAAGGTTTCTTTGATGGTGATAAGTGTTTGTTCTTGCTCCTGTTGGCGTTGTTCGATTTGCTTTAATCCCTGTTCCATATTGATTAAGAGTTGTAGTTGCGGGCTTAGTCCGGTTAGGTCGATTGATGGAGTTTCTTTTATGGAATAATAATCATCAATCAACATTTCGTATGCTTCCCATGCTTTATCTGTATTTAATGACTTAGCGTGTAGCCATGCTCCTTTTTCGGTCCAAAGGTATAAAACGGCTGCGTTTCTTGAACCGTCTTGAATTTCATGACGGTCTAAAAACTCTCTTTTTGCATCTCCTGTTAAAGAATAGAAGTGCTTGCCCTGGTCGTAGCGTTTAGCGTTATTAATAAAGTTGTAACTAATCTGTTGCCGATCAGCTTCGTATGATTCAGCAAGTTGGTTAGTTGTCAAAACTCGTTGTCCGTTATGATCGATAATTTGTAATTGGTTCATATGACTGCTCCTTTCGTTAATTACGCTTGTCCAACAAGGGAAGGCTTACCCTTCCACTAATTCGTATTTGTTCCCTGTCATTATTTCGGTCCAAATAAGTTTGCACCGATCTGGAATATCAGTCTCGCTGAGTACAATTTCTACCTCTTCTCCATTTATAATTCTAAAATGAGAACGAGTTATAAATTTTTGTTCTTCCTTTCGCATCCCACATCCCTCCCCTTCTAATCTATGCGCTTCTGGTTGTCCAACTTTCCAATTTACATTATTTCTTGTAATCCTAAGTTAAAATTAGGATTTTCTTCAAATAGAATAATGTCACATACTCTACATTGCAATATTTGTGCAATGCGAACTAAATCAATTATTCTTAGTACTGAGGGCTTATTCTCCCACTTTGCATAGGTGACTTGATTAATTCCCAATCTAATAGATACATCTTGTTTACTTAAATTTCTCTTAGCTCTCCATTCTCTCAGAGTTCGCTTTCCTACATCCTTCATGTAATCACCTCCTCTGTTGAATTAATAGTATCCTAATTATTAATTAGAGTCAATGCCAAATAAACTAATGTTTAATATAATTAATCTAATTTTTATTTAGGTTTTATTTGCGTTTCCTATTATAAATGTGATACAATACAGAAAATTACTTAGGAGGATTAACGTGAATAATATCAATTTCGCAAATAACCTAAAGAAAATTAGAGAAGGGAAAGGAATGTCTAAGTCAGAGTTAGGAAGAAGAGTCGGTGTATCTGATGTGACTATCGGATATTGGGAGGCTGGCAAAACTGAACCTCGCATGGGTAAAGTAGAAATGATAGCTGATATTTTAGGAGTTAAGACTGATGATTTAATATTTGATAACAACCAACAAACATCGGAATTGAAAGAATCGAGTGAAGTTTATACAATCGAAGGTAAATCAAGATTAGTGCCTTTGTACGGAAGTATAGCGGCCGGGGTACCGTTAGAAATGATCCCAGTAGACGATAATATAGAAATCCCTGAATACATATTTAGCTGTCACCAAGAGGCATTTTTACTCCAGGTAAATGGAGACAGTATGAATAAAGTAGTTCCAAATGGATCATATGCATTAATCGATCCAACAGAAGAAATATCTAATGGCGATATTGTGGCTGTATCTGTAAATGGATATGAAGCAACCTTGAAAAGGTTTTATAAACTTCAAAACACCTTAGTCCTTGAACCTGACAGTTACAATACAGTACATTCAGCTAAATCCTTTGATGCTAACGTGGTAGAAGAAATAACCATTAATGTTATCGGTAAAATGGTTTGGTTCATGTCACCATTTAATATTAAATACTAAGGAGGCGTCATATTGAGAGTAGCAGCATACATACGTGTTTCAACGGATGAACAAGTGGAACAAGGTAATTCCCTGGCCGAACAAGAAGAGCGACTAAAGGCATACTGTGTTTCAATGGTGTGGGATGAGCCGGTTATATTCTCTGATGATGGAGTAAGTGCAAAAAATACTAAGCGGCCATTGTTAAGAAAAATGATAAAGAGGATTGAGAATAGAGAATTTGATCTTGTACTAACAACAAAGATAGACCGTTTGGGTAGAAACCTACTCGATTTATTGCAAATGGTCAATTTCTTCAAGGAGTATGATTGTGACTACGCATCATCAACTGAGAAGTTCGATACATCTACATCCGTTGGGAGAATGACACTTCAGCTACTTGGAACATTTGCGGAGTTTGAGCGCGAAAGAACGAGCGAGCGAGTTAAAGATAATATGATATCTCTTGCTAAGAATACAAATAAGGCGCTAGGAATCGCATGTTACGGGTATTTTATAAAGGATGGATTGTATGCCATTAATGAAGATGAAGCTAAACACGTTAGATATATGTTTGAATTAGCAGAACAAGGCCATGGGCATAGAATGATAGCTAAATTATTGAATGAATCAGGATCTACAACAAGGAAAGGGAAGATGTGGGATCAGGTCAATGTTAAGCGATTGATCAGCAATGAAATGTTATCAGGTGTCATGATATACAATAAAAGAGAAAATAAAAATGGTAAGACTGTAATTCGTGACAAGAGTAAATGGATAACCAACGAAGATAACCACCCCGCCATTATCCCCCTAGAGAAATTTGAGAAGATTCAACTAATATTCAAAGCACGCTCACGCTCACATAAACATGCTGATAATGAGTCTTATCTTCTTACCGGATTAGTTAAATGTAAGCATTGTGGCGGTAATATGAAGGGCAGTACAGCACGATATCAAAGAACGAGTGGGAATTATGCCTATTTTAGATACATTTGTTCATCTTATGTCTTGGGTTACGGATGTAAGCACCATGCATTTCATCGAGATCCATTTGAGAAACACATAATAGAAGAAATTGAAAAAGCGTATTATACTTCCGAAAAAAATCTTAATTTAAAAATAGCGATGACTGTGACTGACGAGGATGAAAAGGAAGATATAAAAAGACAACTTACAAGAATCGATAAAAGGATACAAAAACAAATTGAAGCATATGAGAATGATTTAATTTCAGCAAATGATTTAAAGGTAGCAAGTTCTCGAGTTGATGGTGAAAGGATCTTATTGTATGAAAAGTTAGAGGAATTGGAGAAAAAGAAGGGTAACGTACAAGGGGTTAAATCGAATATAAAAAAACTATTAGGCGATGTAACTGGCACAGATAGGCTAAAGGCAAAAAAAGCTTTGGCCCTACTAATAGAAAAAATTGTAGTTGAAGACGGTAAATTAGTTGATATTACATGGCGTTAG